CTCGTAAATCTGGTGATCAAAATACATCAGTTGGCAATACGTTGGTTAATGCACTTGTTCAAGTATTTGCATTATCTAAACAGTATGTTAATATTATACAACAATTACGCACAGCTACAATTGCATTATTAGTTTTAGGTGATGATACTGTAGTTGCAATTCATAATAGCATTAAAGTTCCAAATCAGCCTTTAGATACTAGTAAATATATACAAACTATTGCTCAACTTGGCCTGGTCATGGATATTCAGCGTAAGCAACCATATAATGTATCGTTTTGTTCCTCATATTTTATACCTGCTGTTGTTGATGGTGTTGAAACACATATACTTACACAGAAACCAGGACGAAACATAGTACGTGCATATACTAGCGAAATTGATATGACTTCTGATCAGATTCAGGAATATGTACGCACGAATGCTTATGCATATATGCAAGATTATAGACATGTTTGTGGATTATATGAATGGCATAATAATATGTTTAATAAGTTTGGCAAAACAATTTGTATATCAAAATACACTGAAGGCCATTCTCATATTGATAAAGAATTAAAAATATCACAATCACAAAATTTGGCCCAATGGTGTCAAAATGTATATCATATTCCATTATGTGAGTTTAATTTGCTTTATAAACATATTTACCATACGAGTGCTGTAGTTGATGCTATTATTGATTTAGATGTTTATGGTATCGGCGATGTTCCTTTGGTTTCATTGCCATTAAATTGGAAGCAACCACATATAGGTCAATTTATTCATACTCCAATTAAAAATGTAATTATGACAGAATTACGCGTACATCGTACTACAATAATGCAAAATGTTCAATATAAGCTTAAATTTGATTTTAAGTATAAATTAGGTAAACGTGTTTATTCATTTGATGGTATTCAAACAGTAGCTTCAATATTAGATAATTTAAGTGATATGCCATTTGAACATCGTTATGGCGATGACAGTAAAGATTATGAGCAAGAGGATAATGATGACTATAATATTCATTATGGTAGTGATGATGGTAGTAATACCAAATCTAGTAGTAGGTTTGATGATAATAATAGAAATCATGGCCATTTTTCAAAATTTAAAGATAAAGATAAAGATATTGGTCCTGTTATTAGTTCGACTATTAAAGATAATTTTACTAAAGTACCAAATCATTTATTACCAAAAACCAAATTAATTCCAACTAAACCACCTATTAAACCTTTTGGCACTAAAGTTGTTACAACTTCATGTGCGGCACCTCTTATAAAACCACCAATGCCACATGTTCGTTTAGCATCAGCTGATTTATGTCAACCAATGCCATTGGAGGAAATGAAAATTGTATTCAATGAGGAAAAAGAAGAATTTTTACCTGCACCATTTATTGATGTTTCTCATGATCATAATTGTGTACGCATTGAGCGTCAATGTCGAGATGCAATTATTTTTGTTGATTATAAATATAAAATACCCATCGAAAGACGTATTATTGAGCTAACACAGGACGAACAAATGTTTAAGAAATATGGAGCTCAAATCGAA